CGGCCATCCAATTGTATTTAGTTGCTCCACCGTATAAAAGCAACTGAGCATAGGTACTTGCCGCTGTATCACCAATTGAAATAGTAGACTTGCCACCGCTTGACTTAACATTAGCATTACCATTAACAGTCAAACCATCAGCAGTCACTGTGCCAGTAAACACAGAATTTCCAACACTATTAATTTCAAGCCTATCCGCTAGAACGCCATTGATAAGCGTTTGGAAGTGAATAGAGCCGTCTTCAGCACCATTATCTGTTTGGTCTGCTACGCCATAAATAGTTGCAAACGTATTTGTAGCGCCAACCGTGTCTTCACCTGTAAACGTAATTTGACCAATTAAGTCACCGTTTGTGCCAGTGCCTGAGTTTCTCCAAAGATTAAGCTGTGGCCCCACTAAGGCATCTGTATCTGTAGAGATAAGCGTAACTTGTGCGCTGTTGTCCGCAGTTGTAAAAGTACCTGTGCCAGTTGCAGTAATGTCACCAGTAGTAATGCTAGTAGGATTAGTGCCTACTTCGATAACAGTGCCGCTTCCATTTTCTGTATACAGGCGTTTGTTAGTCAGATCTAATGCGGGTTCACCTTGAACAAGATCACCACCCGCAGGAGCGCCAGAGCCGTTCTTAAGTTTAATCGTGGTCATTAATAAGTTCCCCCGTCAATCGTTGACAGTGTAGTTGCAATGGATGTTGTACCAGAGCCTGTAACAGCTCCAGTCAGAGTAATGGTTTCGTTGCCAGTTATGTAGCTTTGAAGGTCACTAATTTGTGACTCAGTAACCGACAGTGCCGCTTGGTGTTGTGTTACCGAAGACTGCGTAATATTAGCGTCCGGTACGTTAGCCCATGTTACTGCTGTAGACAGGTCATTAGTTTCAGTAAAGCTAGTTAGATAGCCAGCACTAGCATGGTTGCCCCAGCCGTGTGCCGTATCAGCCTTAGTACCTTGTGCCGCAGTAGCGTAGTCAGCAGAGCTAAACGCCTTAACCTGTGCAAGGTTAGTCACCTCAGAGTCCATTAACGCACCAGCCGCTGTTACATTGGCTGTATCAGTTACGTCCGCACTAGCCTCAATGCCATCTAGCTTAGTGCCATCTGTTGCTACGTCCCGGCCATCGACAGTTCCTGTAAGCGCCACATTACCTGTGATGTTGACGTTACCTGTACCCGTAATGTCGTTGCTGTTTAGGTCTAAGTCACCGCCTAGCTGTGGTGTAGAATCGTTAACAAGATTAGGATTAATTGAATCCCAGTTAGTTCCGTCGTAAATTCTTGTACTATTGTCAGTAGTATTAAAGTACCAGTCACCTACAGTTACTGCGTTGCCGTTAAGATCAACAGTAGGGTTAGAAGACAACGCACCTAAATATAAACCATCAATAGCTTCTTGAGCAGCCTCAGCAGCCGTCTGAGCAGCCTCTGCAGCCGTTTGTGCAGTTTGTGCTGCAGTAGCACTAGTAGCTGCGTTTGTTGCTGAAGTGGACGCTGAGGAGGCGCTAGAGGCAGCGTTAGTTGCTGACGTAGAAGCGTTGCTCTCAGAAGTTGCTGCATTGCTTGCACTAGTTGATGCTGCGCTTGCCTGCGTTGTAGCAGTCGTAGCAGATCCTGATGCAGACGTAGCAGAACTGGCTGCATTAGTAGCACTGGTTGCTGCGTTACTAGCCGACGTTGCTGCGTTAGTTTCTGATGTAGACGCATTCGTTTCAGAAGTTGCTGCGTTAGTTGCGCTAGTAGACGCATTGCTTTCACTGGTAGCAGCATTGCTAGCTGATGTTGATGCTGCACTAGCCTGAGTCGTAGCCGTTGTAGCTTGAGCTGTGGCTGTTGTAGCTGATCCAGCAGCACTGGTTGCACTAGACGCAGCCGCCGTAGCAGAAGCAGCAGCGTTAGTCTCTGCGGTCTCTGCATTAGTCTTTGCAGTTTCAGCATTAGTTTCTGCTGTCTCTGCTGCTGTCTGAGCTGTTTCTGCTGCGGTCTTAGCTGTCTCTGATGCTGTCTTAGCTGTCTCTGCTGCAGTTTGCGCTGTTTGTGCTGCAGATGCTGCGTTAGACGCTGTTGTTGCATCAGCCGCTACAGAGGCTTCAGAGACTGCTGCGTTACTAGCAGAAGTTGCCGCTGCTGCTGCAGAAACACTAGCTTCGTTTGCTTTAGTAGTGGCAGTCTGTGCACTGGTAGCTACTTCTGAAGCGTAAGCATCTGTGCTCGCATCACCAGAACCGCCTGTTCCACGAAAAAGAGGCATCAACTACTCCTACTAAAGAAAAGGAAAAGGGGCCATTGCTGACCCCCTAATGGTCTTACTCGTCGCAAACTGCGAGGATGAATCCTGCTTCTGGACGGTATACTTCAACACCGTACAGAGTGTCTGCAGTATACAGAGTAGAGAGGTACTCTTGCTTGTACTGAGTCTGCGAACGTACAGCCATCTGCTCTGCCATAACAAGAGCGTCAGCGTGGAAGAACAAACAACCACGAACGTCAGAAGTAGAAGCACTGTTTTGAGCAGCTGCTTCGATTACTGGAGCGTTGCTTGAGACGTAAATGTCTACACCGTAAAGGTTACCGATAAGACCTGACTCAACACCACGACCACCAACAAAGTCAGAAGACACGTATCGGTCGATACCCATCAGAGACTTACGTACAGCAGGTGGTACTACAACACAACGACCTTCCATAGGTACGTCAGCGTCGTCCATCAGCTTGATAGCTTCACGGAAACCAAGGTCAGTAAAGTTGTCGCCTGAAGTTACAGTGTCAGCAGCATAAGCAGCAAGACCAGCAGCGGCATTGAAGTAATAGCTGTTGCTGTTAACCCAGTTAGCACCGGTGTTAGCTGGAGTCTGAGTACGAGTACCATCACCAAAGCCAGTAGCAGCATTGATAAGATCAGTGTCTACCTTAAGAGCAAGCTGGTAGCCAGCGTCTTCTGTGTAGAACTGACGAAGGCTGTTGAGAGCCTGTACTTCAACGATGTCTTCGATCAGACGTGAGTACTCGAAGTGACGATCAACAGTGACAGTCAACTCTGACTCAAGGTTAGCTTGGATTGTTACTGCTGTGGACTCATCCTTAGCAGAAGCTGCACCACGAGTAGGCTTAGGGATGTGGATTACATCACCTTTCTTGCCAGCCATTTGAATGCGCTTAACAAGAGGAGCCATCTTAAGGTTTTTTTGATATGCAGCAATTACCTCATCACTCCAAATTTCTGGAATGAAAGTACCTGCTGCTGTTTTGTCTACCACAGCGTTTGCTGTGAAGTAAGTTCCGGAAGTTTCGCCAGCCATGATTAATCTCCTTTAGATTACTTGACCCGACCCTCCGCGTAAGCTGTCAATATTTCGTTTGACAGTGCTTGATAACGCTCAGGGTCTGTTTTCATTAGTTTAATAATGTCGGACCTGCGATATACTTTTTTACGTGTTCCTGCACTACTGCCTCGTGCGTTACCTGTATTAGCTGCCTTAAGTGTTTGCTTACGTGCCTGTTTTTCAACATTGGCAGTTTGCTGTGCAACTGTTTTACGTTCTTTCCAGAGTGAAAACAATTCGTCAGCAGAGTCAGCATCATACTGTTGGTCAGCCGCTACAAACAACTGAGTCCTAATCTTAGATGCCTTAATCCATTCAGCAAACTTAGGATCATTAAGAATTGTCTGCATGTCTGGATGTTTAGCTTGAAGCGTTGCAAGTGACGACTGCTTTTTGTACTGCTCAGTGTATTGCTCTGCTTCTCTAATCTTAGGATGATTCTCAATAGCACGATTAACGGCTGCTTGAGGATCTGTAAAATAGTCAATATCGTCTTCAGGCTCAACGTGTTGCTGTTGAGGTGCTTGCTGTGTTTGAGTACTAATGTAATCATCCACAACTTTACGAAGCTCTCCCACTTCAGAAGATTGACGACCTAGTAGCTTTTCAGCTTCTTGGTGCATCTGTACAACTTCTTCTAACGACTTACCTTGGTATTTATCTGGTAAGCTTGGTTCTTGGGCTTGAGGTTGCTCAACTTCTACTTCTTGTTGAATCTCATTAACTTCGTTTTGCTCGATTTGATCAGCGTTTCCTTCTTCAGGGGCTTGATCTATAATCGTTGCTCTAGACATAATTAAACTCCGTGATCGTTATCATTATGGAGATGTTATTGTTTACCTGCTTTTTCGTGTTCCCTAACCCATTTCATATGCGCTCCGGGGAATGAACCATCGGAACCATTAAGGTGGAAAGACGGGGCAGATACCATTTTTGTAGCGTTGGCACCGCAACCGCACCTACTGGTTGTAGTACCATCCTTTACAAATTCTTCAAAGACGTGTCCGTTAGTACAACGAAAGTCATATACTTTATACATCTACGGGTTCTTCAGCCTCTGCTTCTGCTTGATCACGAGCAGCTTCAATAGTACCTTGTAGATTAATAACAGTTGCAAAAGCAGCTACTTGACCTTTACGATAATATAAATCTTCTTGGTCTTTTACTGTTTGAATATCTGCTAACTGTGTTGCGTTGTTAGAAAGCTCACTAACGAGTTGTTTGAAACCTTCATGATTAAACAATTCATTGTAATTGTTAAAGTATGTTTCAAGCTCGGGTGTCATAGTTTCCTCTAAAGTTTACTGTATAGTTATATTATACCATACATTTTGTTAAATGTCAAGACTTTTTTGTAGACTTTCTTCTACGACCTGACGCTGTTACTGCGTGTTTAATTTTAGCCGGTCCTGTTTTGCGTTTAGCAGAAGATTTTTTTTCTGCTGCGGTCATCTTAGCTGCAACCGCTTTAGGTCTACAAGAAGGGTAAGGACGTTTACTCTTGGTAGCTGACTTACGACCACAAGGCTTACCCGTTTTAACGTCCACCCAATCCTCTTTAAACCATTTAGTAAGACCGCCTTTGGTTTTACTCATAGGTTCCACCACGCTTTTTATACTCTTTAGTCAACCAACCTGAAGCATACGCACTAGGCCAAACCTTGTATTTCTTTTTAGCTTCTGCTTTGACTCGTGAGTAAAGAGCTTTATTTTTAGGTTTAGGACTGCTTTTTGCTTTTGCCATGATCGTTACTTCTTTTTGTTTTTCTTATTGGTCATTACACGTTGACCACGCTTAGGCATTGCAGGTTTCTTTTTAGGCTTTGTTGTTTTCATTCCATAACCGGGCATAGCTTTCTCCTTTGCTGTTTTAGACAAATCTTCAAAATGGAAAAGTTTTACAGATGTTTTTCCATGTGTTTTACCTGAGTGTAACGAACCGTCAGGCATTTTGTGCGTACCACCTGTATACTCAGTACCGTCACGTTTATAATGTTTTACATCTTTAGCCATTACCATTTAACCTTATCAGCCCAATAAGCTGCTGACATTTTACCTTTTGATATGTTCTTAGCGTGTCGTGCTTTAAAGGACGATCTTTTCTTTTTCATTTTATCAGACTCACCTGCTTTAGGCTTACCTGCTGTCTTAGCGCCTTGCTCTCCAAAACGAATAGTCTTTACTTTGTCGCCTTCTTTGGCAACAACAACGTGTGACTTTTTAGGGTGGTTAGGCGTCCGTTTTGGTTTGTTGAACCCGCTTACGCCCGCTCGTGCTAGTCTTGGGTCTTTCTTTGCTGGCATTAGATAATTCCTCCACCTTGGTTTCCAGTTGGCTCACTTGGCTTTCTAGGACTTTCAGGCGCTGGAACGTTCCTTG